AAATGGCATACGACATGAAAGTCGTCGGTGCTGACTTGGGTTACTTCTTCGAAGCAGTAATCGCTTAATACATATAAAATACTGGTGAACCCTGAGCTTAGTTGCTTGGGGTTGCACCCAAATAATAAAAGAACATAATAATATCCTTATAACGGAGTAGTCCTATGCACCCATCATACTTGGGATGGCAGGTTGATTGGCCTGTCTTTATAAAAATGCCTGTTAGCGCAGACAATCGAGATTGGAAACGTGGAGAACACTTTAACTGGTTAGAGCGAGGTTTGCATCAAGATAAAGTTGCAATACTATATGCTTCTGGTTATTTGTACCACAATGAAGAATTAGTAGTTCAGACAAAGGTTGGAGATAGGCTATCAGAATTCTCTGGTAAGCAACTTGAAACACTTGTGAACTTACTTAACAGTGAAGTTAAGAGTAGAACCTCTAGCACAGCAGAGTTTAATACTAAGAAGTGTAAGAAGTCAAAGATAGATGATAAGCAACGAGGTCTTATTCGTCGGTTCTTAAATAACAATCGCTGGATAACAGAAGATTACTATAAAATAAGAGATAACATTCTCGGAGAATAAACAAAGGGGACGACTGAATGGCTTGGTCTTACGATCCAACGGATCTAAATACAACTACGGCTTCTGGTCGTCTCAACACAGTACGGCTATTGGTTGGTGATACTGACACAACTGACCAGCAAGTACAAAACGAAGAGGTTACTTTCTCTCTAGGGGAGAATGGTGACAACGTATACTACTCTGGAGCTTGGATTGCTAGAGCTATAGCATCTAAGTATTCTAGGAAAGTAAACACAGAACTTAGTGGAGCTTTAAAAGCTGACTACTCTGATTTAGTTACACACTACAACTCACTAGCAGATAACTTAGAGTACCAAGGTAAGACCTCAGGTGCTTCGGTAGGGGTACTAGCTGGTGGCATTACTAAGAGTACAGTAGAAGCTGTAAGACAAAACACTAACCGCATTGAAGGCTCTTTCAGAAGAGATAGATTTAAGAACCCACCTAGTTATCAAACACCCGAATACGAATAGAGGAGTAACATATGTCTTTTAGAGCATTTGACTTACTCAAGTTAGTTGAAGACTTTGGTGAAACACTAACACTACGTAAAATTACTACGGGGGGTAGCTATAACCCATCTACAGGTTCTGTAGTAGGTTCATCTACAACTGACTATAGTTTTACTGGTTACTTCTATGACTACTCTAGTGCTAACCCTGAGGAAGTTATAAGGGGTTCACGTAAATGTGTAGTCCCTTATCTTGGTGCAAGCATAGACCCTTTTCCTGATGACTTAATCATAGGTAACGGAGATACAGTTAAAGTAACAAGAGCAATATCTATATTCTCTAACGGTGTCGCTATGTGTTACATATGTGATGTACAGGAGTAGAGCATGAAGTATATTGTTAATAAATCCTTTCACAATAAAATAAAACAACTAGACGATAGTATGGACGACCTATTCAGAGAGACTTTGGAAGAGGTTGCTGTTACAGCTACAAATATGTCGCCAGTTTCTACTGGAGCCTTTGTAACTTCTTTCTCTTACATTGTAGGAGCAGGTAGACCAAGAGGTAAGTCTTCCGAAGGCAGACCTAGAGTTGGAGAGCTTGGTAAAGATACCATGAGAGAAGAAGGGTATCAAAACTTAGCCAGTGATATAGCTAGAATAAACTTTGATAAGATGTCAGGTTCACTCACTCTATCTAATGGCGCACCCCACTCTGGAATAGTTGATCTTAACTATAATATATCTGGGGTATTGGAGAATCTTTATGGCTAGTATACACAAGGATATAAGAGCCGCACTTGAGACACACATCTCAAATACTGCTAACCTACCTGACATTGCTTATGAGAACGTAGCATTTGACCCGACAACAGGCACTAGCTTTATTAGTGTACGTTATATGCCAACATCAGCTAAACCTGCTGTAAGAGGCTTAAATCCTCAACTCAGGTATCAAGGTGTATTTTACGTTACAGTAGCTACACCAGAAGGTAACGGACCTTCAACCGCAGACGACTACGCTAATAAAGTTATAAACGCTTTTGCGGCTACTACTGACATATCGTTTACTAACGCACAATCAGAAACAATTAAATTATCAATCGAATATGCTGAACGGCAACAAGGTTTGATTGACAGCCCTTGGTACTATGTTCCGATTAATATCGGGTGGTACATTTATAAATAACTAGGAGAATACATCATGGCCTTTGCACAGGGTTCACGCTCCAGCCTGTCTTACATAGTCGAAAGCACTTTCGGTACGACACCTGCTGGCAACTTTACTAACCTTCCTTTCAGCACACACTCTTTAAACTTAACTAAAGATCGTGTAGCTGGTAACGACATCCAAGCTGACCGTATGCCTCGTGTAGATCGTCACGGCAACAGACAAGTAGGTGGAGACATTGTTGTAGACCTGAGAGATGGTGACTACGACGAACTACTAGAATCAGCTATGTTAAGTGCTTGGTCAACTAACGTACTTAAAGTAGGTGTTGCACCCAAGTTCTTATCAATAGAAGATTATGCCGCAGACATTGACCAAGCTAGACTATTCTCAGGTTGCTCAGTTTCCACTATGGCTATTTCCCTCGCACCTAACCAGATGGTAGCTACTACTTTCGGTATGGTAGGTAAGAACATGGTTATGAGTGCTACAGAGAAGACACAAGATGACGCTTCTGGAGCCGCACCATTTGATGCTTACTCAGGTGACATTGGTATTGGTAACGTAGGTGGAGCATCTAACGTAGCTATCGTAACTGCACTAGACTTCACACTAACTAATTCCTTCGCACCTACCTTCGTAATCGGAGATGATAGCGCACCATCATTAGAGTATGGTAGAGCAGAAGTTGAAGGTACACTAACAGCTTACTTTGAAGATGCGGCATTAATTAACCGTTTCCTTAACGAGACAGAGACAGAGATTGAAGTATCAGTTAATGACCCTACAGGAGCTAACGCTTATACGTTCCAGTTCCCTAAAGTAAAAATAAACAGTGCTGATGTTGGCGTAGACGGACCTACAAGCCGAATGATTAGCATGTCTTTCGTTGCTCTATATGACGCAACTGAAGCAACTAACTTGAAGATCACACGACCTTCATAACGTAACACCTTAGCTAAGGTTAGTGGGGACTTCTGAGTCGGGTCGGAAGTTCCCACACTTATATACACTACCCGATATTCCCCCGAAAGGAACTCGACATGGATTTAATGGATCTAAAACCCAAGAGTAATACTATAGAAGTATCACTCAAGCATCCTAACACTGGTGTTGTACTTAAGAATGATGATAAGACTGACATGACTATTGTAGTATTTGCTAGTCACTCTAAAGAGTATAAAACAGTAATGCATGAACAGACTAATAAACGTCTAAAAGATATGCAAAGTAAAAAGAACACAGATATAACTGCTCAAGACATGGAAGAAGCTACTCTAGTTATGCTATCCAAAATAACTCATGAGTGGAATATAACATACAACAAAGAACAACCCAAACTTTCCATCTCTAAGGCTAAACAGCTTTATGATGAAGTGTTTTGGATTAAAGATCAGATTGAGGAGGCACTTGCAGACTCTCTGGATTTTACGAAAGCCTAACTCATCAGTTATGCGAATGGGCTGAACATCAGTTTAAGCTCAATAAGTCTGATGATAATGGCACTACAGAACGTGAACATTTAGAACAAGTAGAAAGGCAGATTGGACGTAGACCAGAAGCATTGGAACCCCCGACACATTTTCCATCGCTCATGTCGAATGTCTGGTCTGCCTTTGTTGCATTAAGCAATAGTAGGACTGCTGGATTCTCTGGCCCTAACCCGATAACTTATAATGAAATTAAAGCGTGGAAGGAACTTACTGATACACCTATTTCCTCTAGAGAGGTTGTAGCAATTAAAAGTGTTGATGTAGTTTACATGGGGATAACTAATGGCTAATGATATTAAGATAATAGTCCAGTACGAAACTGTTACTAAAGCTAAAAAAGAAGTAAAGCAATTAGCTAGTACTACTGTATCTTTAGATAAAGCCCAGAAAAGTTCTTCTACTACTACTAACAAACTTGCAAACGAAACACACAAGTTAGCTTTAAAGTATAAGCCTCTTTATGCCTCTTCTAAGTTATATGAGAGAAACCTTAGTGAGATTAACAGGGCTAATAAACTTGGTGTTTTATCTGATAAGCAAAGACAGATTAGTTTAGATAGACTAAACAATGAATTTGCTACGGGGACTGGAGTATTCTCAAGTTATGCTAATGGTATGACTAAGGGTGCTAACCGTATGGGTGTTGCTATGCAACAAACTGGTTATCAAGTAGGTGACTTCTTAGTCCAAGTACAAGCTGGTACTAACCCTATGGTAGCTTTTGGTCAACAGGCCACTCAGTTAGTTGGTGTTATGTACTTACTACCTCAAGCTACATTAGCCGCTAAAGTAGGTATAATGGGTCTTAAGATTTCTATGGGCGCATTAGCTATGAGCTTAGGTATACTTATACCTTTAGCTACAGCAATAGGTGCGGCTCTACTTAGAACTAGGAAAGAGTCTAAAGGAGTTGCAGAAAGTATAATATCTATAGCAGATGCATCTAAAGAGGCTACAAAAGAATTAGCTAACCTTAGCTCACAACTAGAACTTTTACAGTCTGGTGCGGCTGGTAGACAAGAGCTTGCTTTAAATAAAGCTATCTTTGAAATGTATAATAAGATATACGATTTAAAATACAAGAATCTTGATCTTAGTTATGCTGACGAACAGACACAACAAGCAATAAGAGGTGCGATAATTGCCTCAACAGAAGAAAGTCAAAAGCAACTAGGAATATATGAAGATCAATTACTATCTCTTAAAAGACAAAGAGATGCTATTGTAATAAATAGAAAGTTGCTTGGTAGTGAAGTTGGTGAAGCAGACAATGAGCAAGCTAACACACGCAGAAGAATAAGAGAAGATGTAGAGCGTAAAAAAGAACTAGCTAAACAAGCAAAACAAAGAGAACAGAACGTACTTGAAGGCATAGCTATCTTTAGAGCCGCAAATAATAAAGCGGATGCAGAGAGACTTTTAGCTGAAGAAAACAGACAGAAGGCTGTGCTTGAAGGTATAGCTATATTTAGGGCGGCTAATGAGAGAATAGAAAACGAAAGACTTGCCGTTCAAGAAAGAATACAGCAGAACCAACTTGCAGATACAAAGTACTTCTACGATTATAAAGCTAAAAGAGAAGCTGAAGATCTAGCTATGGCTATAAGAGTAGCTGAAATCAAAGAAGAACTACGACAAAAAGAATATGCAGGTATGCAAGGTCGTAGGGGAGCCAGAGGTCCTAGTGCGATAGAGATTGCAGAAATGGGTATGGGACCTCAGATTACAGATGCTCAAAGTAAACTAGAGGCTCAAGAGAAGTTAAATAAGAAGCAAAATGATTACTTAGCTACTCTACGTTTAAGTACACAAGAACAATTAATGACAGCAGGTCTTAAAGATAGAGAACTGTTGGTTGCTGAACAATTTAATGAGACATACAGAACACAGTTAGAACTAGATAAACTAGGGATAGAGTATGGTAGCGCAAGGTATGAGAGAGCTTTAGAGACACTAAAAACTGAACAAGAGAGTATACTTTATGTATACGATAGGATAGAAGCAGAGAAGAAGCTAACGGAAGAAAAAGAAAAGCAAGGTCAGTTAATTGATACAATAGGTGGTATTATAGGTGATGGTTTCATCTCTATGGTAGAAGGTACTGAATCAGTTAAAGATGCTTTCAAGAATATGGCTAGAGAAATTATAAAAGAACTCTACCAAATACTTGTTGTACAGCAAATGGTTAATGCCGCTAAAACAGCTATGGGTATACCTTTCGCTGATGGTGGTGTATTCTCTGGTGGATCTCAAGTACAAGCATACGCTGATGGTGGAGTAGTTGGAAGCCCTACTACATTTCCTATGACTGGTGGTAAAACTGGACTAATGGGAGAAGCTGGACCTGAGGCTATCATGCCACTTAAGAGAGGTGCTAACGGTAAGCTAGGAGTACAGATGGAAGGTGGCGGTGCTACCACTGTCGTACAGAACTTTAACTTCTCTGCTAATGGAGATGATAGCGTTAAGAGGATAATAGCTCAAGCGGCTCCTAAGATTGCTCAAATGACTAAAT